ACCATGGTGGCGGGTGACGTCTACTCCGCGGAGGGGACCGGACCCGTGTACGACTCCACGACGCTCCTAGCGGCGTTGAACGCGTTGGCTGTGTCTTCGATTGCGTGGGAGCAACTAGTCCTGACAGGTCCGATTATCGGATCGCTCGTGGCCACGATCGACACAGCGATCAACGGCCTCCGCGCCCATGGCCGGTATCGCTCGTGGATCGGTTGCTACCGCATGCCGAACGCTGGCGAGTCCGAGTCCGCGTATCAGCTTGCGTTCAACGCGTCGTTCGGGAGTGCAACGTCAATCGTGGGCGGCGTCACGGCCGGCGCCACGCGCCTCGTGTCCGTGCTGGACGGCCGGTTGCCGCGGCGTCCTCTGTTGTTCGGGTTCATGGCGTTGCAAGGCAACGTGTCCGAGGAGATCAACGTTGCGGACGTCAACCTGGGACCTATCCCGGGCGCGTTCATCTCGGACGGGAATGGCAACCCCTTAGAGCATGACGAGTCACTCAACCCGGGGTTGGACGATAACCGCGCGATCACGGCGCGCTCATGGGACGGTTACCCTGGCGTGTACGTGACGCGGCCGCGTTTGCTGTCAGGTCCGACTAGCGACTTTCAAATCATTCCGTACCGGCGTGTGATGAACCTGGCGGAGGACGCGTTGCGGATGTATTTCATTCGCCGCCTAAACCGGCCTGTCCGCGTGGACACTTCCACCGGGTTCATCTTGGAGGCGGACGCCGTGGAGATCGAGGCCGGCGCCACGGAGACGCTCCGCGCGGCGTTGCTCGCCAAGCCAAAAGCCTCCGGAGTCCAGTTCGTCCTGTCACGCGTGGACAACGTGTTGGCGACCAAAACACTCACGGGACGCGCCCGGGTGATCCCGCTTGCCTACCCTGAGTTCATCGAGATCGAAGTCGGTTTCTACAACCCAGCGCTGGCTACGCCGGCCGCGGCGTGAGGGAAGGACTAACGCGTCATGCCTGACAATATTCGAGTAAATCAGAATCAGCTCTCATGGGGTTCCATTAGACTGATTATCAATAACGAACCGTTTTATGGATTCACAAGTATCCAGTACGCCGACAAAAGAGAGCGTGTTAAAGCGTATGGAATGGGCCGTCACCACGCTCCGCGCGGCCGCTCGTCCGGCAAGTACTCCACGGAGTCCGTCAAGCTAACAGGCTGGAAAACGAGCGTCGCGAACGCGCGCGCGGCGCTGGCGGCGCTGGCGCCGGATCAACGGTCGTACGGCAACGTGGAGTTCATGATCAGCGTGTTCTATTCGGAACTCGAGGAACCTAACCAGGACGTCCAGATCACGGGATGCGTTTGGATCGGTTCCACCGTGTCCGAGGAAGAATCCCCGGACCCGTTGAAGGAGGACGTGGAGATCGATTGCATGGCGATCAAACGCAACGGGTTCACGTTGTATGACTCCACTGGCGAGGTCCCCGTATGACGAGCGCCGCGGACGACTTGGAGGCGAAGATCGCGGAGGTCCGCGCGCGCCGCGCCGCGCTGGCGGACGCGTCCGTTGCGCGGCAAACGCCCACCGTGGAGGAAACGCTAGCCACGGAGGAACGCGCGCTAGTGGAGGACGAGGAACTTGATCGCGCGGAGGAACAATACGGAGCGCGCGCTGTCCGCATGGTCCGGACGGAAGTGGGCGCCGTGATCCTCCGCCGCCCACACATTGCGGCGTTCCGGAAGTTCCAAGACGCTGGCGAACTCACGTCAGACCATGCTGAGGAACTAGTGCGATCTTGTTTGCTGTTTCCGAGTAAACCGGAACTGGACAAGTTGCTCCGCCAGTTGCCGGGGATCCTGACGCAACTGGCGAGCGTATGTGTTGAGTTAGCAGGCCACCGCAACGTCCAGCTAAAGGCAAAATAGACACTCTGCGCCGCGCCGCGCGTGGAGATCCGGAGGTTGCGGCGCGGTGCTTGCTCGCACTGATCGGTTACGAGGATCCGGAACTAACAGGCCAGGCGGCGCAAGGTTACGCCGGCGCCGCCTACGTGGCGGAAGCGCTCCACGACTTGCGCATCATACGCCGGATCTTAGAGGCGCTCACTAAACCCGGGTGACGGCATGGCCACGCAAGACTTCGCCACATTCAGAATCGAGGCGATTGACGACGTTTCGGAACCTGTCGAGTCCGCCGCCAAGGCGCTTGAAGGTTTGCAGGGACAGATCGCCAAGGACACGCGCGCGTTGTCCGACATGCAAAAGGCGCTGAAAAACTTGCGCGGCGCCACTAACCCGAACGTGATGGAGATCACGAAACTTGAATCTATTCTAGGCAAAACCAAGCAACGTATTGCGGAGGCGCAACAACAAGTCCTGAACCTAGGCGGCAAGTTTGGCGCCGCGAAAAAGTCCAGCGGTTCGTTCAAGGACAAGTTGCGCGAACTCGCGGAGGCCGTCAAAAAACCCAAGACAGAGGAAGCTGGCGCCGGCGCGCAGTCCTTCAAGGACAAGTTGACGGAGCTGTCCAAAGTCGCCAGCGGCGTCCCGGGTCCCATGGGTTCAGTCCTGTCCACGGCGTTGCGGTGGGTGAGCGTGGCCGGGTCCGCGCGCCTCGTGACACTGGCGTTAGGCGGCGCCGTGATCGCCCTAGGCGTGGCCGCGTTGAAGGCGGCCAGCCACCTAACGGAGTTCGCAATCGCGGCCGCGAACGCGCGCCGGGACGAACTGTTGCAGCTTGAAGCCACAACAAAACTCCGGTCCGTGTACGCCACGACGTTCCGCCTAGGCCAGGACAAGGCGGAGGACTTACAGGTGGCGATCGATAAGGTATCCGCCAGCGTATCGATCTCCCGGGAGGAAGTTGCAGGCTACACAATGCAACTTGAAAAGGCCGGCGTCCGAGGGAAAAACATGGCGCCGGCGTTGCAAGCGGTAGCCATGGCCGCGTCCGGGTTCGGCAAGGAACAAGCGGATCGCACGCTCGCATGGTCCGCGTCCCTGGCGCTCACAGGCGGCAACGTCCAGCGCCTGGCGGACCGCGTGAAGTCACAGATCGGCGGAGTCGTGTCTAAGCAAATGCTTAGTCTAGAAGTCCAACAGCGCAAACTGGCGGAGTCACAACAGGCGCTGTTTTCCGGGATTGATATCAAACCTTACTTGCTCGCGAAGAAAGGCCTGGCGGACCTCGTCAGTCAGTCAACTAACAGCGGCGCCGTCATGAAGCGGGTCCTTAGCGGTATCGCGCAACCGTTCATCAGCATCACCACGCTAGCGCTCCGCGGCGCAAAGATATTCTTTCAGGAACTAATCATATTCGCGTTGAAGTTTGAAAACAAATGGCTGGACTTCCGCCTGGCGATCAAAGGCGGCGGACGGGACGTTGGACAGATCTTCCGCAACATAGGCAAGCTAGTTGCCAACAGTTGGCTGGACGCCGTCGTGGGCCTCGCGAAGTTCGCACAGAACTTTAGCCTGTGGGCCGTCAAGACAATGTTCCAAGTCAGTCTTGTGATCGCGAAGGCGTTTTGGGAGTTCGGGCCACAACTAATCAAGATCGTCCCCGGCCTGATCTTCGGCGTGTTCGAGGCGATGTATGGCGCATGGGAGGCCACGGAGTGGAAGGCGCTAGGCGTGTCCCTCGTGGACGGCGTGATTGAGGGCGTGAAGTCCATGGGAACCGCACTGTGGTCCGCCATGAAGGAACTGGCCGGCGCCGCGGTGACTGGCTTTAGCAAGGCGCTAACGATTCAATCCCCGTCGCAAGTGTTCGCGGACCTAGGCGCACAGATCCCGGCCGGCGTCACGGTGGGCGTAAAGGCCGGCACACCGGCCGCGCAATCGAGCGTGGAGGACATGATCACGCCACCGGCCACCGCGCCCGGCGCCGGCGCGCGCGCGCTTGGCGGAGGCGGTCCGACAGTCAACATAGCCACGTTGCAAGTGACAGTGGGTAAAGGCGCCAGCGCCGCGGACGCGCGGCCGGTGGCCATGGCGATCAAGCGCGAACTGGAAACGATCCTTCAAGGCCTGGCCGTTCAAATGGGAGCGCCTGTCACGTGACGTGGAACCCCATAGAAGATCCGACAGACGAGTGTCTGTTGTCAGGTTACGCCACGCCTGGCTTGTGTGAAGTCGTGGGCGCGTCCTCGCCTCGCAAGTGGGACGAACAAGCGGGTTACGCCATGACAGGCGCGATCTTGTTGTATCGCGGGACAGGCCTCGCACACTTTACGTTGCGGTTCAAGTTGTACACGCTGACGCATTGGGATCAGTGGGAGCTAATCAAGCCTGTCCTATTGCGCCCACCGGTGGGACGCCGCGCAAAGGCGCTGGACGTGAACCATCCTGTGTTGAACGAGGTGGGGATCTCGCAACTAGTTGTGGAGGACGTCACAGCGCCGGAACAAGTGGAGGACGGCGTATGGCAGATAGAAGTCAAATGTATTGAATGGCGCCGGTATTCGTTAGGCGCTTCTAAGCCTGACGGTTCGGAGGCTACGCCAGCGGACCCGCGCGAAGTGGAGATCGGCCAGCTGGACGGGGAAGCACAGCGCAAGCGCCTGGCGCTGGACGAGGGGAACCCATGACGGCCGCGGAGGACTCGGATCTGTATGTGAGCGTGAACGGCCTCCCGTGTTCGTGGGCGCGCGTCACGGTGGGTTATGTCGGACCGTGGCAAGCGGAGGTCCGGTTGTCCTCGGACGCGGCGTTGCCGGCGCGTTGCGTGGTTCGAATAGGGGAACTGTCGCTGACGGGTTCACCCGTCCCGGAGCTTGACGGCACGTATGCGTTGCAGCGGACCGCGCGGATCATTGGCGGCGCCGGTGGGTGGGGACGCGACGTCCCGGCGCTCGGATACCACAACGACGCCGGCGTAAAGGCGTTACTCGTGGCGCAGGACGCCGCGCGCGTCGTGGGTGAAACACTTGGGATCTTCACGCCCACGAAGGAGCGCATAGGACCGGACTACGCGCGCCAGGCCGGTCCCGCGTCCCGGGCGCTCGTGGACGTCGTGGGCGGCGCGGCGTGGTGGGTTGACTATGCCGGCGTGACGCAAGTCGGACCGCGCCCGTCCAGCGCGCCGGACGCGGCCACATACACCGTCCTCGCGTACGATCCAGCGGAGCGAACGGCCACGGTGACGGCGGACGATCCGTCCCTAATCACCGTAGGCGCCACGCTGGCGGAAGGCCTGGACGAGCCAGGTACGGTCCGCGAACTAGAGATCGTTGCCGGTGGCGAGGACAAGCTCCGGATCCATGTGTGGCTAGGCGGGACCGGCCAGGCCTCCGGGCGCTTGGCGGGACTGATCACAGCGATCACGGAAACGATCACGTCGCAACGTTTGTTCGGCGTGTACCGGTACCGTGTTGTGTCACAGGCGGCGGACGATCGCGTGGACATGCAAGCGCTGGATCGTGACTTGCCGGACCTCCGCGCGATCTCGCCATGGCCAGGGATCCCCGGCGCGCGCGCCAAGATCACGCCGGGTGGGGAAGCGCTCGTCATGTTTGCGGACGGGGACCGCGCGGCGCCGCTCGTCATGGGTTATGCGCATTACGGCGCCAGCGGTTACACACCCGTGTCCCTGACGTTAGGTGGTGACTCCGGGTCCCCGGCCGCGCGCAAAGGGGACACGGTCAAGGTGACGTTGCCTCCGGGGACCTTGAACGGAACCTTCCAAGGGAACCCGATCACAGGCGTAATCACATGGAACAACGCCACCGCGGACGGAACCGTCACGTCCGGAAGCAGCGTCGTGTTCATCGCGCCTACCATCACAGCGCCGGCGCCGCTGGACGAGGTGGCGCCATGACACAACTGACAGATCACATTGCGGACGAGTTAGCGCTCCTAGGTCCGCCACTGGACCGCGTCCCACCGGACGGCAACGGATACGGCGTGGACCTGTCGTGTATCGTGGACCTGACGCCGGCGCTGGACGAGGTTGCGCCGAACTCGCCTAACGCCGTTGCGGAGGCCGTGATCCGCCGCCTGATCACTCCGCGCGGAGGCGTGATTGACGACTTGGCGTATGGGTATGACTTGCGCGCGTACTGCAATCGAGGCGTGACGTTAGAGCAGATCTCGCGCTTGCAAGCACAGGTCCGGAGTGAGGCCTTGAAGGACGAGCGTGTGGCCTCCGCCACCGTCGCGATCACATACGTCACACGTTCGAACGCATTACGCGTTCACTTGCGCGGCATGTTGAAGGACTCGCGCGAGTCCTTTGCGCTCGTGTTTTTCGTGACGGCGGACGGGATCCAGTTGCGAGAAAGTATCGACAAACATGGCTAAGCTAACGATCGCGGAGCTGACGGTTCCGCTCACACGCGCGGAGGTCCAGGCCTCGATATATGACGTACTGGCGGCGGTAGGCGTCAACACGTCCGCATGGAAGCCCGGGTCCGTAGTGCGGACCATGATCGTGGGTGTGAGTTCCGTGTTCGCGGCGTACTCGTCCCTGATGGCCAGCATCGCGCGGTCCGGGTTTCTCGAGACTTCGGACGGGGAATGGCTGACGCTCGTGGCGTGGTACGTGTACGGAGTGGAGCGCCGGGCGGCGTCCAGCGCGGCCGGGGACGTCGTGTTCACGCTGACGGGTGGCGCGATCTACAACCTGGATCCCGGGGACGTGATCGTCCGCAACGCCACCACCGGCCACACGTACCGCAACACGGAGGCCTTCACGCTGGACCCGGCACACCCGATCGCAACGGTGGGCGTGGTGGCTACGGAGGCCGGGACCGCGTCCAACGCGGACGCACACGCGATCTCACAGTTAGTCACCGGCCTGTTAGGCGTCACCGTGGACAACCCGGTGGCGTTGTTCGGCGCTGACGTGGAGGGGGACTCGTCACTCCGCCAGCGTTGCACGGAGCGCCTAGGCGCCTTGTCACCCATGGGACCATGGGATGCATATAGTGTGGCGCTCCGCAACGCTGTCCGACAGGACGGAACTAACATCGGCATAGCGCGGATCTCGCTCGTGGTTGACGGTTACGGACACGTGGACTGCTACTGCGCCACGGCCACCGGCGCCGTGACGGGTGACATGACGGACCCGGCCACGGACCTAGGCGCGGCGCAACTGGCCGTCCTGCAGAACGCGGCGCCGCAAGCTGTCACGGCGCGCGTGTATGGCGCAACGGAACTTCCGCTTGCCGTGACGTATTCCGTTTGGATGTACAACACGACAGGTCAAACGGTCGTACAGATCACGGACAGGATCCACGACGCGATCGTGGCGTTCATCCGGGCGCAACCGGTGGGCGGCAACGTGATCGATCCAGCGTTGCCGGGTCACATATTCATTGACGCGTTGCGCAGCGCGATCGCGGCCACGTACCGGGAGATCTTCCATGTTGAAGTCACAGCGCCGCCCACCGATCAGGCGCTGACGAAACAACAGGTGGCCACGGTGGGAGCGATCACAGCAACCCAGATCGTCCAGGTTCCGCCACCGGAAGCGTTCTATTCATGACAGACACAGCGCCTGACGAGGTCATACTAACGTACCGGGACACGTTGTGGCGCCTGTCGCCGCCGTGGCTACAGACAGGCCTAGCGCAACAGATCCTGTATTCCATCGCGGTCCAGCTGGACGCGGCCGGGGATGCACTCGTGGCCGGCGTGAAGTTGCGGTTCCCTAACCTGTACTCCGCGGAGTCGTTAGGACCGATCGGCAAGGAACGCCGGATCCGTCGTGGGTTGTCCGAGGGGGACGAGCCATACGCGTCACGCCTGATCCGGTGGTGGATTGATCACAGGACCCGCGGAGGTCCGTACGCGTTGCTGCAACAGTTGTTCTATCACTACTCACCGAACACGTTTCCGATCGTCCTGTTGTACAGGTCCGGCGCGTTGTTCGTCATGGACCCGGACGGGACGATCACACCTAACGTCAGCGTGTCCAGGAACGTTGCGCAGTGGGCGCGGTGGGTGTTGTTGTACTTCACGGACAGCGTCACCATGGCGGACGCGGAGGACTTGAAGATCATTCCGCGCGAATGGATCGCGGCGCACTGTCTAGGTGAGATCATACTCATGCCAACGGGCGCGCGCCTGTGGGGTTATCCGCGCGGACGCCTGTGGGGAAACTCGGAACTGTGGGGAAGCGGAGCGGACGGCGGACGTATCCCGGTGGGAGGCTAACAACACATGGCTAAGGTACTAGTTGAAACACCCGTATTCGGGTCCGAGACGGTCACGGTTCCGGAGCTGACGGATACCATGGACGACTCCGCGCTAGTCGTGGAGGCGTTTTCACAGGTGTTTGCGAACCGCTCACAGTGGTTGAAGCAACGCATAACAAGTTACGTTGCGCTGTTAGCAGGCAACAATGTGTTCACCGGGACGAACACGTTCAACGCGGCCGTGATCGCGAACAACGGGATCAGTGCGACGGACGGATCCTTGGAGCTGAACGGGACGTCCGTTCGCGTTGCTGGCGCGCTGTCCGTGTCCGGAGGGATCACGGCGCCGGACGGGACCGTGGAGGTAACGTCAGCGCTCGTGGCGCAGTCCACGATCAAGGCGACAGGCGCGATCACTGCGAACGGAGGGATCCGCGCGGACGACGGGACCGTGGAGATCACGAGCAACGTGGCCGGCGCTAACATCGCGCTGACGGGGAACCTAACCTTCCCTAACGCAACTAGTGACATTGTATACACGGCCTCGTCCTTGCCGCTCCGGTGGCTAAACATCCCGTTGCACATGGGACGTTTGATCGGCGCGGCCGGACATTATGACGACTTGTTCGATACGTGGGGACTGACAGCTGGCGGCGGACCGGCAACCATTCGGTTCCCCGTGCTTGGGTTGCCTCGTGGTGCGGTAGCGATCTTGTTCGGCGCGGCGTGGCGCGCGCATGCGATGGCCGCGGCCAACACGATCACGTTACGCATGAACTCGCAAGCGGCGTGGACGGCGGACCCGGCCGCGCCTACGGACCCGGTGGATCTTGGGACGATCGATCAGGCGTCGTTTTCTGCAACACAAGTTGTCCACACGTGGACGTCGTTTTTGCCGGCGCTCCACACAGTCAACAACGCGACGGACGCGTACTTCATAGACATAAAACTAATGGACGGTCCGAACAACGCGTTGTTCGGCGTTCGCGTAGGCTACTTGGATCCCGGCGCGCGGAACGGGTGAGGTGACACAATGAGCTTTCTAGACAGGATTCTGGCCGGTACACCTATCAGTGAGATCGCTACGGACGCGGGTCCGCCTGTCGTCCTCACAGGCAACACGCCGAACGCCGGAGACACGATCGTTGCCACCGGACCGGACTCCGCGGAATGGGCGTCCACGCCGGGCGGCGGAGTGATTGCCGGCAACGGGTTGTTACTCACAGCCAACACGCTAAGCGTCAAGCCAGCGCCAGGCGGTGGCCTCGTGGTGAGTCCGGCCGGCGTGGCTGTCCAGGCGCTGGCGACAGACGCACAGCATGGCAACCGAGGCGGCGGAGCGCTCCACGCGCTGGCCACGGACACGGCGGCCGGGTTCATGTCCCCGGCCGAAAAACTACGCCTGGCAAGCGCGGCCGTCGTGTCCGAGGAAGCGCCGTTGCCGAACTCTGGCGCGGCCAGCGCCGGCGCCGCGGACGAGGCGAGCGCCGCGGACCACACCCACCCGAACGACTGGAAAGGCGCTTGCCGCGCCGTGTGGCTTGACGAGGATCGGGACCCGGACGCCGCGCCGCTATACGCGGACGGCGTTGGACCGCTGACGGCCGGGGACCGGATCCTGTCACCTGGCGTGGGCGTGTATGAAGTGGTGACGCCAGGGACCGGCGCGAACGGCGTGTGGGCGTATGTTCCGAGCAACGTCACAACGCATTCTGTTTTGTGGGTGGCGGAGGGGGACACGTACGCCGGAACCGTGTGGCGTGGCGGAGTGGGTGAGTCCGAGGGGGAAGGACCGTTCGCGCATTGCGGACCGTTCGTAACGTATCGTCCGCCGTGTGACTTCGTGTCGCTGGACGACCAAACGTTGTTCGGCGTCCCGGGCGCGCCACTGTCCGCGCCGTCCGCCTCGTCCTATCCGTATCCGGACGCTGGCGCGCGCGTCCTGCTAACCGGCCAGGACGACGCCGCGGAAAACGGTCCATGGGTGATCATGGACGGACCATGGATCCGGCCGGAGGACTTCGCGCGGTCCGCCGATATCGGACCCGGGATCCAATACGTGATCACGTACGGTTACCCATTCCAGGACGTCCCGTCCGGTGGCGGACTGTGGTCCATGGACGACCCGGGTGAACCGTTTGTGTTAGGCGTAACTAGTTCGTCCTGGACACACGTCAACGGGACCGCGGGATTAGAGATCGGTTTCGGACTGATGTTTGTCAACGCTGGCCGCGCGTTGGAGGTCAACGTTCATCCGACGGACGGATCGATCGTAATCGACAATCCGCAAGGCTTGCGCGTAGGCGTATTGAAGACTGACGTCCAGCATGGCAACCGCGGAGGCGGCGCGATCCATGCGGACGCCACCACGACGGTTAGCGGGTTTTTCAGCGGACCGGAGAAGGTAAAGCTAGCAGGCATTGCGGCCGGCGCCGCGGCGCTAACAACAACACTCCCGACACAGATCCAAGTGATAGGGACTGCCGTTGCGGGTGTGTCTACGGACGCGGCGCACAGGGATCATCAGCATAGCGTTGCTGTCGGCACAGCTAGCGCGCTGACGCCCGGAGGGAGTAACTCCGCGGGTTCCGGAGCGAACTTGATCCGGGACAATCATATCCACGCGCTTCCGGCGTTTGGGAGCGCCTCCGGTACATTCGCGCAAGGCAACGATTCACGTTTCGGAAAAGCCAGCGTCCTGTCCAGCGCGGGTGACGTATCTATCGCGGCCGCGGCCGCGCCCGTGCAAGGCCAGGCGCTTACAGCCAACGCGGCCACGACTGCCGTGTGGGCGTTCGCGAACAACGGAGGTGTGAATCAGCTCCGGTTGAGTGTGTCTAACTCGCAATCTGTCCCCACGACGGACGTCCCCACCGCCACCGCAATCTATCTGATACCGCATAGCGGCGCCGCGATCTCCCTGTGGAGTACGACGCTAAATCAATGCATTACCATGATCACGTCCGGCGTCACGCTGAACCTTAGCGGGTTGACGGTTGACGCCGTGTATGACGTGTTCGCGTACTTGTCGAACCAGGCTAACCCGTTTGCCGGAAACGTCGCCATTGAGGCGTTGCAATGGACGTCCAGTTCCGCGCGCGCCACGAGCGTCATACGCAACACGGCCACTGGGTTTTATGTGAAGTCCGGGGACGACTCCCGGCGCTATGTGGGAACCTTCCGCGCGCGCGCCGCGAACTCTATTTCATGGCATCCGAACGGAAACGACGCGAGTCCTCCGCGCGTGGATCTGTGGAACATAGACAACCAAGTCCCGATCATGTCCTCGTTTCAGTTCACGGCCGCCACATATGCCGTGTCCGCGGCCAGCGCCTGGCAAGTGTTAGGCAACGCGAAGTTGGAGTTCGTACAAGGCCAACTAGGATCACCCGTGTCCGCGGTGGGTGTTATGTCCACTAACCATGCAAGCGCCGGCAACGAAGGTAACGCCGTGTTCCTACAGGACGCCGCGCTAACAACACCCGTTGGCCTTCGCGGCAAGTTCAAGGTTGGCGCCGCGAACGAGACGGGACAGATCACGCCGGCGCTGCAATGGCTACCCACGAGTATCGGGTCCAGGACCTTGTCCATGGGGTTACTGTCGAACGTCACGACGCAAGTGTTTTACGGGACGGACGGTGGCGGCATGCAATCCGGGTTCAACACAACGCTCATGTGTTAGCGCGCCTCGTCCGCGGGTGACGGCGCCGGGACGGACCCGGGCGCGCCCACGTCCTCCGCCAGCGTGGCGAGCAACGCCAGCGCCCGGACCGTCCCTAGGCGCACGGCCGCGGACCGGAAGCTGGCCACCACTTCGTCCAGCGTTGGCATGGCCGGCGCCGGTGGGCGGCCAGGTGGCGCGGCCGGTGGGCGTGGCGCCGCTGGCCGGGTGGGCGTGGCCGGCCGTGGCGTAGCGCGCTTGGACGGCGTGGCCGGCGCCGCCACCCGGTCCACGGCCACCGGAGCGCCGGCGCGGCGTAGACGATATCGGACGTTATAAACTTGTCGCTCCGTCGCCAGGATCCCGGCGCGCGCCGCCCGGCGTACCGTTTCCGCGGCCGTTGTAGCCTCCGGCAACGATTGAATAAATCGTGTCAAGCGGTTCATGTCGCTTCGCATCCGACACACATTACACAACGCGCCGTTCAGGACGCAACATGTTCTGGCGGGTTGCTAGCGGTAACAGTTCGTGTCTAACTCGACATAGCTACACGACGCGTCATATACGACGCGTTAGATAGTAGCCAACAACACGACACGTTTAGGAGTAGACACACATGGGTAGGCAAGCAACCGGTACGACGTACACGTCCGCGGACGGAACCTTGATTGCGCGATTGACACTTGTGGGCGGCGGACGCCTGTCCGTGCCGTTGTGGCGCAACGCGGAGGATCCATACGTCAAGCCAGCGTTGGCTGTCATGACGACATACGCGCGCAAGCTGCAACAGGCGGCGCGCCTGTCCCCGGATCAGATCCAAGCTGGGTTTACGGAGGCGTCACGCCGCATGCGCGATATGCGCCCACCCGTGGCCGGTCCGGACTATGTCCAGCGCTGGGAAGATATCGCACATGACGACGTAATCACGGCGCTTGTGGGCGTTGCACTTATCACGGAGGGGTTGACGTTCGAGCGTCTAGCTAAGCAGTGGACGTCCGGCAAGCTCCACGAGGAACACGGGGACGCGGTCCCCGTCGTGAAGTCTGCCAAACGGGACGAGTCCATGTTCAGGTTGTACGCGTACCCTGTGATCGGCATTGTCCCGATCCAGGACTTGCGCGTGACACATTTGAACCTCGTGGTTGCTCGAATGCGCGCCGCTAAGCGCCGGGATCAAACGATCCTGTACGTGTGGAAGATGATTTGCCGGGTTCTATCGATCGCGCGCTATCCGCTTGAAGTGATCACAGGCCACCCGATACCGCGTCAGGCGCGTCCGAAGATCCGCGACGTACGCCGGACGCCGGCCTTCCACCCGGAGGACTATCGCTTACTCATGTCGTGTCGCGAGGTCCCGATCCAGGACAGGATCCTTTGCGGGTTCCTGGCTCGTGTGGGGTTGCGACTAGGCGAGGCACTAGCGCTGAAGTGGAGCGACGTCAGCGCGGACGGGATCCTGTCCTTGTACCGAACTAAGACGACGTCCGCGAATGACTTGGCGCTGGACGCTGACGTTGTGACGGCGCTTCGTACGTACCGCGCTTGCTTCGCACGGGACGCTAAACCGAACGACCTGATCTTCGGGCGCAAGGCGTATTACAGCATCTCGTTTCGGCGCTCACTGGCAAAGGCCGGCGTGTTCACGTTGCATCCGGAGCTTGCGCTCCACGGCAAGGCGGAAGGCGACAGGCGCCAGATCCGTATCCACGACTTGCGCCGTTTCTTTGTGACGCTGGCCGTAGCACAGGGACGCGGAGATGGTTACATCCGGTCCCACACCGGCCACACAGGCGGAGGCATGATCACCCACTATACGGACGCGGCCGGCGTGTTGAAGGCCCGTGGAACGGTGACGCTCGTCCCCCTCCACGAGGCCATTCCGGAGCTGCTAGAACTAGTGAATCGTCTACAATCGTCTACGGCCAGCGCCGCGGAGTGAGGATATAACATGTTTCCTAGTGTTTTTTGCGCACTGCTAACGGCCACCATCAGGGGCAATACAGCCTGAAACTCTGC